CAGCATGTTCCACATAGAACTCGTGCGTGGTCATCACATCTTCATCGTCAACGAACGGGTCAGTCTTACCAATGTAGATGGCACGGCACCCGTCGCGTGTCTTGAATATGTCACCAAACTCAGCACGTACAAACCTTGGATATAATGTTGTGTCACTCATACGCTAATACTCTTGATCGAATGGTCTGAATCCTAAATCCTCTTCTTTCGCCCGCTCTTCGAGGTCGGCCAGATACTTGTCGGCCTTCTCTCCGTAGGGTTTGAGGTCGGGCGTGTCGGTGGTGGTCGCATCGTCTTCGTCGAAGCGGATGCGCTGCTGACTGTTGGCCAGTGAGTCGGGTGTGCGGTGCGGCTTGCGCTTGTGCTTCTTGCCGTACTCGATAGCTCGCCCGAAGTCGTGGAAGTTGCCGACCTGTGGCAGTTCGTCAGCGTCCATCTGGTTGAGGTGGTCGATGAGCTGGGCATCGCACATCATGGTCAGCGTCTCGCGCAGACTCTCGGTCTCGTAGGCCACGCCTACCTGCCGCAGTTCCTTGTAGAGTCCCTTCATGGCGACCTCGGCCACGCGCTCCAGTATGTCATCGACACAGAGCGTCATCGTCGGTGTCTCGCCCGGTAGGAACGGCTTGTCTATCATGGCGAGGCCGAAGCCTTGCTTGGGCTGCTTGCCGTCGTGCTGCTGTAGTACGAGGATCACCTGTGCCACGTCCATCGTTGCCGTAGGGTTGCTGAATGAGAAGGCTTTGTTCCAGTCGGCATCCATCTTCAGCATGTGGAGCAGGGCTTGCATCTGCGGAGGTACGGGTCCGTTCACCTTCGCGGTCTCGATGATGAACTCCAAGACGAGTTGCATCAGGCCGTAGATGTCCGTTCCTCGCGCCGCGCAGATGATGTTCAGCAGCTCCGCCACCCACAGCGGTACTTTCGTGCTTACGTTCTTCACACCAGCGTTCTCCTGGCTATTCTGTTCTCCTATCATTGTCTATCTCTATTAGTTGATTTATCAAAGGATTTTCGCTTATTATCTCACCAACAGTCCTTACGCCATCAATATTGGAAGTTGGCGGTATAGGTCTGTGTTTCTTGCCAGGGTATGCACGCCGAAGGGTTTCTCGCCACTCACGGACTCGCGGGTCGCGCAGTTCGACGGGATCAAGGAAAGGTTCGTCGGAGTGCCATATCTCGGTGATGATGTCGCCTATCTTGACGGGTTCCTGCTTAGGTTCTTCCTTGCGCGGCTTGTCGCCGGTGCGCATCATACGGATGGCAATGTCGGCCACGTCAGCCTTGTCACCATCCTCCTCACGCCAACAGGTGTCGAAGAAGTGGGTATATACCCGGCATAGGTCATAGCCCAATTTGTCGGCCACATCCTGCCATGCCTCTCGCCCGTCCTTGTCGGGCCACAGCCAAATGGTTCGCCCTTGGTCGATGAGTGGCTGAAGGCTGTCGAGTTGCAAGTGCTTCAGACCGCCGCAAGCCAGCCACAACTGGGTGTCGGGGTCGCCGTAATAGTTCGCCATGATGATGGCAGTCTTCTCTGATTCCACGATGTTCACCACGGCCTTCGGATAGCTACTCAGCAGATGCGAGCCGAAGAGTGGCTTGATGATTTCATGATTGTCGGGGTCGAGCTGCTGGCGGCATCCGTCCTGATTGTATATCCATCCGGGGTGCTGCGTCTTGTCTCGGTGACCGTCCATGAGATACTTCATCAGTTTGGCGGCTCTTGGCACGCCGTTGTGGTCTATCTGCCAGAACACCACGCGCCCATCCTTCCAACCGCCTACGCAGTATTGCCACAATGTCTGTTGCAACCGCGCTCGCTGCTCATCATCCCACGGCAGATGTTTCAGCCAATAGATGAAGAGCGTCTGGTCGCCGCCTATCTCCATTGTGCGACGGACATACGACCGAGGTATCTCCAGCACGGGCAATGGTGCGGGCTTCGGTCGTGGTGGCGGTGGCGTGTAGTTCAGCGGTATGTCATCCACCGGCTCGTTGTACTTCTTTCCCAGCCAACGGATAGCATCGGGGAATGACAGCCGCTGGTGCTCCATCAGGAATTGCACGGGGCCACCCTTATGATCGCAGACGAAGCAGCGGTACGTGTTGCCGTGGTTCTTCTCCGCGATGCTCGACGGCCTCACAATAAAGTTTCCGTCTGTCCTATCGTCGTGGAATGGGCACAAGCCTGTGAGGTTCACGCCCGCCTTGCGGAGCGTCACGAAGTCGCCCACGACATCTTCAATCTTTGCGAGGTCAATGACTCGCTTAACTACGTCGTCAGGTATCTTTGGCATAGGATGAATGTTAGGTTATATTTAACCGCTTCACTTTACTATACTAAACCGCAGCGGTTTGCTATATTAAACCGCTTTACTTTACTATACTAAACCGATGCGGTTGGATTTTTGGATTCGATTATCTGTAAAACCATAAACGTGCGTGCGCGTGTGCGCTACGCGCGTCGCCCGCTTGCCGCTTGCATCCCTCCACACCCCATCCCCCTATATATATAGGGGGTGGGGGTGTGGGGTGCGAGGGGCTATGCGGAGGGATGAATCAAACTTCAGAAACTTCAAACACTGTTTCGGCATATTGTTCAAACAGGTCAGTCAGCGTCGTTGGCGTGTTGTCGTACTGCTTGATATTGAATGCACGTAAAGGTCCACTGCTAACAAACATCGTTCTACCTTCAGGGAGTGTACGCTTTGCAATGTCTGTAAGCTCGTTTGCCTTGTGTGTTGTCATCGTAGGACTGATGAGCATGTAGATGAATGGTTTGTCTTTTGGGCATGTCTCGATAGCATACGCCCATTCTAACTTCATCTTTCGCAGATTCTCTTCCAGCTTTTCGGCATTGGTCTTAAACCATCCCATCAAGTTGTTTTTGTTCTCAGATGACATCAGGAAGTCGTAGTCTTTGTTTACGGCTACCTTAATTCTCGAAGGGTTGACAAGTCCCTCAATCATTTTGTCGAATTGTTCTTTGTTCATAATCGTTTAATTCGTTAAATGCGTTACTCACTTCTTCTGCCGATTCTCTGTTGCGCTTAAACTTTGCTTTGTATAGCGCGCTGATAGTGTCCTTACATTCCAGGAACCCAGCCTTGCGACCGACATGGAAGCTATGTCTGATGATTTCTTTCACGTCCGCAGCATTCAGCGATTCGAGACCGCTGTATCGCTCGTCCACTTTCTCTATCAGCTTACTGATTCTTTGTTCGTTTGTTGTTTTCATAATCGTCTTTCTCAATACGGTACTTCTTCATTCTTCGGTCCCTCGAACGGCAAATCCTGACTGTTGTCCTTCGGCAGTTCTTTGAGTCCGTTGTAGTGGTATTTCTTTTTATCGCTCTTGTAGATGATGCCGTGCTCAGCGGCAATGTTGATCAGGTCGCCAGCACGTCGCCCGCTAACGCTCTTACGCAGATAGCGTTCAAGTTCGGTGTATGTCGCGCCCGCTGATGTCCAGTTAAATGTCTTCAACCGTTCGTCGGCCTCCTTGATGAATTGCATCTCCTTGGAGTCAACGACCTTCGTACCGTTGTCCTGAATCTCCACAGGCTGACCCCAGCCACCAGCATTGGTGACGTATTGGAACAACCAGTCGGCTACGTCGCGGCCACGGGCTTTGTTCTGCTTCACGCGGAAGTAGATGTCGGGCAGGTCGGGACGCTGCTCGTTAGGCTTCAGGTCGGCTTGCTTCACCTTGATGACGGTGAAGATTTCCGAGACCTTGCGCTGGGTAATACTGCCCAAGGTGCCGACCAACTTATCCACCAATGGATTCTCATGCAGCACGGCCCACAATGACGTATCGTAGTATGTCGCCAGCATCATGCATTTACGGATGATGGGTTGGCACTCTTTCTGGTCGTTGTAGTCCTCCACGATGTCGAGCATGCCGTCCAGGAATATGTCTGTCGGTTGCACCACGTAGATGGCTTTCAGAATCTTCTTCCATCGGTCTGATGCCAACTCCGTGTCTCGCAGTCTGAGGATGAAGAAATGCTCTTTGGCTTCATCTTTCGGCACGCCCGACATCGAGATAACGCGGTTCTTAAAGGCGATGGTATCGTCTTTGCCCTGCTCGGTGTCGATGTGTAGGATGCGTGTCGGTCGCTGCTGGAATACTGGCCTACGGTCGTCACCAGTCAGGATGTTGCCCTGTTCATCGCGCACGATGTGACCAACATCACGTGCCAAGGTGTTGCCAAACTGCCTGCCCAGTGTCGCCGCCTCCAGTTGCGACATCAGCCCTGTCTTGCCGTTGCCCGGCTTGCCTGAGATGATGTGCAATTCACCGACATCTGCGAACGGCACACCGTCGCGCTCCATCGTATATCGTGGCGGTCTATATGGTTCGTCGAAGTCGAGGAAATCATCATCGACTTGCGTCTCAAACCAGTCGTCACCTTGTAGGAAGTCGGGCTTCTGTGGTTGCGGGTTCATCGCTCCCGGCAGCGGTATCATGTTACTCTCATTCTCTATCATAGTTCCTTTTTGAATGTTCTTCGAGGGTGGCGTTGCGGTGCTCAGCGAGGTTTCTAAGGGCTTTCTTCATGTATCCCTTTGTGCGGAAAATATCGTCAAAGTCTTCTACGCCACTCGACATTGAATCATACATCAACTGAGGATTACTCCACGTCTCAGTCAGTTGCATAAGGCCGTTCTGAATGTTACTGTCCTCTATCGGTTCCAGCTTATAGGTGGCATTAGGCTCAGTCATCAGCAGAGCCTTCTTCCACGCGTCGAGCACGCGCTGAAGCGAGAGGTCTGCGAATATCGCCCTTATCTTATCTTGTCGCGGATAGTTGATATTGGTAACGGCTTTATCGACAGCTGTATTGTAGATACTGACTGCCAACGACAGGCACGCCATAGCTACCATCGGCCATGCTGTATGTTCTGCGTATGGCATTTGATGATGTATCAGGCTCAGACGGTATTTGTTATGCAGCGACGTAACCAGCGGACGGCTTATCTGATGAGCTTCGGCTCCCATGCCCTTCCAGAACTCGAAATAATCCTTGTCTGTGATATTCTCACCGAACATCTTGCGAGATTCGGGAGTGAGGTCTGCGACATGAAAGAGACGGTTCTTGGTGGCGTATATCAGCCGACGCTCATACTGATGATATTCGTCGATGGCTTTCAGATAGGCTTGCTTCACCTGGTGATGGTAGCGCGGATGAGCGGGTTTGCGCTGACCTGTCCTCGGGTCAGTCGCATTCCCGTTGATCTCGCTGAAGCAGTCAAACATGATATTGACAGCAGCATTATTAGCAACTCCAGTTACCGCCTTGACGGTAGATACCGCTGCAAGGAGTTTGTTCTGAAAGTCATCGGATGTCATTAAGATAGTCTTGCTCATAGACTCTCGTGTTTATTGACTCGTTACAAGACTTCCACCCTGTAGGATGGCTCTCAGCGAAGTAGTCGTCAGAATGGGAGATCGTCGCCATTCTCGCCTCCTTCCTGATTCTGTGGTTGTGGTGCTTGTGTCTGAGGTGATGGTGCTGCTGCCTGCTGTTGTTGCGCTTGCTCTTGCTGAGTTGGCTGTGCTACGGGTTGTCCGTTGCGTTTCAGAATCTCAACTTTGTGGGCTTCGTTCTCTCCGAAGAATCTGCCATCGTGCTCATGACCATTGGGATAGAAATACACCTTAACGTCGTCACCCTTCTGGATATCGAACTGCTTGATTCTGTCCTCACCAAATAATCGGAAAACGAAATAATTTGGATTTCTTGCACCGTCCCATACGAAATACTGAAGCACGTACTCCTGAGTCATCCAGGGGTTGCCCGTGCGCTGACTTGTACCGCTCTGCGCTGGCAAAACGGCTAAAATGTTACCTGTGATTGTTAATGCGTCCATAAACTTATTATTTATTATTCATTTTTGCGTCCGCAAACTTCTTGAAGCTGCGGACATCCTTTAATTGTGCATAAGACATTGAACGGTCGGTGTAGAACGTCCGATAGATATTCACGAACCTGTCACCGACGTTGACAGTATGACCACGCAACCACGATGCAGGCGTTCTCAGGATAATCTGATCGTGCTTCTCACCTTTCCGTGGTGGACGGGTATCACCCCATCCTGTGCCGACAAACTCCACGAAGTTGCGCATCACCTTCACACGGTCTGACATATCCACGCCAAGGCGTTCTTTGTCGGCCATACGCAGGAACATGTGGGCAGTGTAGACATTAATCCCGTTACGTTCACCAGTACGATTGCCGTCATCGTCGGTGTCAACCGTCGTTATCGGAATCATAATGGTCATAGACTGGTCGGTGAACTGATACAGTATCGTGCGGATATACATGCGGAATCCTTCGTCGTTCTTCGATACGAGATACGTTAGCCATCTGTTGCCAGTTGTCGGTGATGTGTAGAAGATCGGCTCCGAAAAATTGTACTTTTTCTTAGATTCGAGCACGTCCCAGCCGCCATCATCCATTAGTTTTAATGTCTGCTGTCGGCTGTTGGTGTGCTTCTTCAACCAATACTTCGCCTTCGGATGGTCCTCCCAAAACTCACGGTCAATGTCTCGCAGTCGTGAGTATTGACTAATCATTTTATGTTTGGATTTTTTTCTGCTTGGGCTTTGATAGCATTCAGAATAGCTTCGTCGTTTCTTTTGCGACCGATACTCTTTCCTTTAACCTTTTCAGTTGATCCATCACACTCTGCATCCTTGTCTTTAGCCGCCTTTCTTCCTTTGCTTTTGGAAGGCTGCTTTCCGTCCTCGTCACCGGTATCCTCCTTCTTGGAGGTCTTGTTTCCCTTGGCAGATTCGGCTGACTCTTCGAGACTCTTCAGGATGGTGGCTGTATTGGCCAGGGAGTTCAACGTCTGTTCGCTGCGTCTCTGAATGTCGGCTAACTTAGTTGATGTCTCGTCTACCACCTTCTTGTTCTTAGCGTGATCGGCTTCGGTGGCTTTGAGTTGTATCTCGATCTGCTCGATACGGTTAACGAGGCCGGATATGGTCTTTTCGGCCTGGGTCACGTATTCGATGGCCTTATCCATACGCTCGATGGTGGTGTTGTACTGGCTCGTGAGCAGTCCTACGCGCTGTTTCAGGGTGCTTACATCGGTGGCGTAGGCCTCGCCAAGCATCGCGGAGAATAGAGTGCTCAGGAGGGTGCCTCTATCCATGTTTGCGGTCTCGCAGAGTCCGACATGAGTGAGGAATCCAGCTAACATGTCCGTCTCGTTAAAATACATGCACTCTGTACCCTCGACGGTTAACGAATAGCCGTTGGGCACGGTCTTCAACAGGATCTTCTTTAGTTCCTTCTTTGCCATAGTTCTCAAAAAATTAAAATGTTAGTATTTGTTGGCTGTGACTTTCACAACCTTTGTTATATCCTTCTGATGAATCGGTATCATCATCTGCTTTGCCACAGGGGTCTTCCCGTCGGCTTTCAGATATGTACCGTAATACACAAGTGACGGCACATCGAATGCAGCCACTTCGATACGATCCACTCGCATGAGTCGGTAGATGTGACCTTGCACACCGTTCTTACGCTGTATCTTTATTTCCGTGCCTATCACGTCACCGATATCGGCTGGAGCGTTCTGCATCGCATATTCCTTCTTTAATTTGTCGGCTGCTCTGAGAGCGCGACCATGAATACCGGCTATCTGTTCTTTCATCCTAAGCACTGCCGTGCGGTCGGGCAACCGGCTCGCCATCTCGATGTCTATCTTTTGTTGGAGCATCGCTTCCATTTCGGCAAACTTTTTGTCGCTTTCGGCTATCTGTTGCTGTAGTTGATTGTACGTCATAGCTATTCAAATATTAATCTTGATATCCACTCTCCAATACCGAGAATCGCCAGGAGGATGATTCCCATCGCCATACCTACTACAATCTGTTGAAGGGTGTTCTTGAATCCTACGATCTCTGCGAACTCGCTCCAGTCTGTCTTCTGCTCACGGATGAGCTGATAAATTGATTTTCTCATAAGCCTTTGATTTTAAAATTAAGTAATTGTTGCCGTAGGTGGAATCGAACCACCGACCTAACAGGATGGTCGTCAACCATCATCACCGAAATGACTGTTATGCTCTGCCAACTGAGCTATACGGCTATATCGAAAAGCCCGCACAACCGAAGCTGCGCGGGCAAACTATATCAATCTAATAATAATCATGATACATCCACAATCTTCAACTCTTCTACTTTGCGATGATTCTGCCTGTTTTGATTTGAATCGCACTGCCAGACATTTGCTTTACTCTCTACATCAGTGACACGTCACGTTTGGTCTCCATTGGTACGAATCCTTGCGGTCTTTCTGGGTAGTCATCACGACCATGCCCGCTCGTCCGGTCACACGTTTTACCGTGCATTGCCTCTCGTCCGACTATGTATTTGTTTCGGAGTGAATGCAGTGTCAGTTCTTCGTTTTGTAAGCTGTGCTCTGCACCACCGATGGGCCGCTGCTTCCCCGTGTCGTTTCTGAGTACCTGAGATTTCAATCTCGTCGCTCCATTTCGGAGTATCTGTTATGTTGTGGAGAGTGAGAGAATCGAACTCCCGCCGTGCCTCGCGCTCTATTGTCGCTCTCAGTGCCTTCCCACTCGGCCAACTCTCCTAAAATGTTATCCTGATATCTTTTACCTTCTTTCGTAGTCTCTAATAAAAACCTGTCTATTCTCCCGAACCGGCAGGACCAAAAGCCTATTCAAATCAGAAAAATAATCTCTAAAAGACCGCCCGCTGGCGACACAAAACATAGAAAAAATCTTCTAAAACATGTACTTTATGCAATTCATTACTTTGTGGTTTCTTTTAATTCTTTTATCCTTCCGTCCTCAACCATCTCCAGTATCTCATGCAGAGGATAGAGCCAGCCCTGTGCGTGCTCCACGCCCTGCGGGTCTCGCCATATCACCTGAGTACGGTTGAACATCTTGCCATGATCCTTCAGGAATCTCGGACTCAAAGTGCCCACATGTTCGCAAAGAACCTCAGCCGTTACCCACTTCTCGCAGTAACGCTTCATTATCTTCGTCATCACCTTCTCGATGATTGCGAGCACCTTCGCCTCGAATGTCGTCCAGTTGATACTCATAACCTACGCGAGTCTTGTGATGGTTACACCTGTCTGACCGTTATCAGGATTCGGGTCGCCAAGAACAGCCTTGAACTTTCGCTGATCTTTGGTGCCCATCGTCGCCTTCTTCTGCTGGTGGGCATAGCTCTGAGCACTGCGAGCCTTGCCAAAACTTGGCAGCGTGAAAACCTTCTGGTCTCCTACGTTGAGCTTGAAAAGCATTTCCTTTGTTACCTTATCTACTACCATATTTTTTAAATTATCTTAAATGTTTGCTTGCTTTTGCACAACGAGCCCCAAAAATGCTTATATTTGCAATCCAATGTCTATTTAGCAAAGGCACTCCCGTGTCTGACGGCTATTTCTGTGCCCGTTGTGCTACTTGCTTGCTTTACGGGTGCAAATATACAAACTTTCGATGAAACCAGTGCAATTCTGGTGGAAATGTGGCTTAATTTTAATATAATTTAAGAGAATTACGGTGTAATTATGGATGAAGACAGCAGAATCGAAGAGAAAAAGCAGTATAATGCACCCTTCCTGCGAGTTCTCGACTATCTAATGAAAGAAATGCGGCTGAATAAGAAAGAAACGGCTGCACTCGTCGGTGGTAGCGCATCCTATCTCTCTGACTGTCGCGCAGGCAAAAAGCGTGTCGGTGAAGACTACATGAAACGGCTCGCAGCAGCATTCATAGAAAACCTGGGAGAACCGCTTAACATGAATTACCTCTACGGGAAAAGTCAGTACATGCTCCTGAATAACGTGCCTGATTCCGAAATCCTCGAGAATCAGAACAAAGAAGCAAATCCTGACTATGAGGTGATGAAACAACAAAAGCATGAGGATGTGCCTCAGACCATTCCGGCTGATATACTGAAAGAGCTGGAGTGGCTGAGGAAGGAAAATGCTGATCTGCGGATAATGGTCAACGATAAGCAACAGCGTATCGATGAGCAATCACAGACTATTGCCGATCTAAGGAAAGACAAAGAGACAATGCGCACAACTATCGAAATGCTTCAGCAGAAGGATATCCTCACAGATTCCCCATTCCCCATCGGTGTAGCCGACAGAGGTGAACGAGGTGATAAAAATACCACGCACGTATGATTCTATATAATATAATAGTTTTAACCGTGATAATCGTTATCCTGGGGAAATGTTTTACCAATGTTTTCCCAACCATACCATGCGAAACACGGTTAACCTATTTATATACAATCAATTACGTCGAATCACGCATAGCCCCAAACGGATCACCTTTCGGAAGCACGGGGATATGCAGAAAATCGCTGCATCCGCCTTAAAAACAGGGAGTTAACGTTAAAAACGAGAGATTATGAAAGAATACAAAACAAGACAAAATGTGACATTTTTAGCCCAAATGTTTTACCAATGTTTTACCGCAGGGTATTTCGGGGGTAAAACATAGGGGTAAAACGGTAAAACAGTAAAACATAAAGGAAATCTATGATAACAACGAATATAATATTTGATAGGAAAAAGCAATCAAAGGCTCTTGGAGTCGGTACGCTGGAGGTGAGAATCACGGCTGAGCGGAGGTCATACTATATAAGTACAGGCATCCGCGTGCGTAAAAGCGAATGGAAGGCCGGGCAGATTGTCAACCGTCCCGACTCTTCCACATTGAACGAACGGCTGGCAATCATCTACGAGATAGTGAGCGACAGCGTGAATGGCAGCATCAAGGCCGGTGAAGCGATTAACACCGAAGCCATCCGCAATAAGGTGTACCAGGCATCGGAGGCGATGAGCGACGAACCTGTGCTGCTCGACTGGATAGAGGAACAGATACCACAGCTGAATCTCGTGTACGGGACTGCAAAGCACTACCGCACGCTGCTTGCCAGGCTGATAGAGTATGGCGACATTAAGACCTGGCACGACGTGACTCCTGAGAAGATCAGCCAGTTTGACGCTTGGTTGCATCAGCGCAAGACCGTCAATGGCGACAGGATATCCGATGCCGGTGTGTGGAAGTATCACAAGTGTCTGAAGGCTCTGCTTAATCGTGCCGACAGGTTCGGGAAGATAGACCGCAACCCCTACGAACGGCTCAAAGGCCAATTCAAGCGAGGCGACAGGGAGAGCGTCGAGTATCTGACTGAGGACGAAATGCGGCAGTTCGAGAGTATCATCCTGCCTGCTGGGTCGATGCTCGATATCGCGCATGACCTGTTTATCTTCCAGATGTATACTGGCCTAAGTTTCTCTGATGCTCAGGCTTTCGACATCAGCGATTACAAGTGGGACGGCAAACGGTGGGTAAACAATGGCGAACGTATCAAGACAGGCGTGCCCTACGTGTCGAGCCTATTGCCGCCAGCCGTGCGAGTGCTGGAGAAATACGACATGCGCGTGCCGCGAATCAACAATGCCGATTACAACCATCAGCTGAAAGCCCTCGGCCTATTGGCTGGTATCAAGACACGCCTGCACTCCCATCTTGCCCGCCATACCTTCGCCACTTATATGCTACGCAATGGTGCAAAGATTGAGAATGTATCGAGGATGCTCGGACATACGAACATCACCCAGACGCAACGCTATGCGAAGGTGATCGCACAATCCGTCCACGACGACTACGACATGATTGCTGAGAAGCTGGGAGGTGCGCGTCGCACGAAACCGAAGAGCCGTCGAACGAAATAATTAATGTCTAACTTTTAAAACTTTAAATTATGGGAATCCTTGTTTTTATTATCATTGTGTGTGTGATTGTTATGATGTTCAAGTCGCTTGCGCATCAGCACAACTCCCACGAGGATGTGCAGCGCGAACTGGCTGCGAAGTACACAAACCAAGAGCAGGAGAAATCCGACGATGACCTCTTGGCCAATGCCCGGCTGCTTATGCGCAAGACCGAGGCGATGATTCAGGCCGACCTCGCGGGCAATCAGACCGTCCACGATGCCATCATGTCTAACAACTACAGCGGTCCTCTGCCCGAACGTCGTGACGATGGCGGTTGGCTCTCGGTCTTCGAGAATCTGCGCATTCTGAAGATTGCCGGTATCAACCGTCGCGAGGGTATAGACAGATACGTCGGGCGTGTTGACTGTGCCCTGGTGCCCGAACCTGACAATGAGTTTGACCCCGAGGCGATAAAGATTGTTGCCGACGATAGACATCACCTCGGATATATCCCAGCCGATCAGACCGCCTTCGTGCGTTCGCTGACAGCTGAAGAGTTTCCGTATAAGGCTACGGCCTTCATCGAAGAGAAGAAAGATGAAGTCGACGGGCATCGGTTCTTCGTGGGATATGTGTATATCAAACGACTCGACTGAACGCGCTCAAAGGCGCAATAATATTAACCCATTAAATTATTAAAAACTATGAGAAATCTATCAAGTGCCCTGACCACAGGCCGAAACGTGGTGAAGACTATCGTTGGCATTATTGCCATGTTTGCAGCCCTTACCGCCTGCACCAAGGATGACGCTCCCGATGGAGGTGGCCGTGTGAGTATCTATGTGAATGGTGACAGCCTGAAGGATCATCGCGTGATTACCTTTGCCTGTCACGATATCAGTATCGTGGCGATGGGAGCCGACAATGCCGCCACCCGCGCCACCATGAGCGAGGTTAGTATGACCGACCTCTGGCTCTTCGACTACATTGGCGACGAACTTAAGCAGACTATCCATCAGACTGCCTCGGATGCTGACTTTGGCAATCCCACGATCAATGCCGCCTATGGCGACCACACCATCTATTTCGTCGCCTCGCGTGGCGACAGTCCAGTCATCGATGGCACCACGATATCCTGGACAAAACCCTCCGACACATTCTGGGCCTCGCGCTCCATCACCATTGCTCCGGCAACTGCCACAAACCAGAGTGTGAGTCTCCAGCGCGTCGCCACCCGTCTGCGACTAACTGTCATGGACGAGATACCCGCCACGCTCGCACAGATATGTATCATACCATCCCACTGGTACTACGGCATCGACTATCTCACAGGCGAGGCAACCGACGACCGCCAGACAGAGCGCACAATCAACGTGCCTGCAAGCTACATCGGCACAACAGGACAGCTTTATGCCAACTTCTACAGTCTGAGTCCTTCGTCGGCATGGCAGACCGATATCACCATGAAGGCGAAGGATGGCGATGGTGGTGTGATGTCGCAGATAGGTATTGCCGACGTGCCATTAGAGCGTAACCGCGTGACGAACTATTCCGGCCCACTCTTCAACGCTAATCGCAAGGTTGCTATCTCGGTCGATAGTGATTGGGGCGAAGATATATCCGGCACATGGTAAGCCGTGAGGCCGTCGTGTTGCTTTTTTTGTTTTCATAGTATTTAATTTGATTAACGAAAAAGGGGAAGCAGCGGCTTCCCCGATTTCTTTATAATTCCGTCCCGAAAATGTTAATTGTTATTATATGATGGGTCAAGCAGTTGTAAGTGCTTCCAATAAGTACTTCCGTTATATGTGAACGACACATGGAAATACTGTCCGCTTGTATATGCCACATTCAACACGTCGGCACTGCTTCCCGCAGATATGTTACTTATAAGCGTTCCAGTTCCTGACGGCTGTGCCGAAGAATTCGAGAGATACCATCTGACATTTGTGATAGTACTGCCAGTGTTGTTAGCGATGTTCATGTTCACTCTCAGCTGTCCAATGGTATATGTCGGGGTTAGCTGTACATCAACGGTGCTCGAACTGCTCACTATCTGGGTCTGTACAGGCGATACCATCGGACATGTCAGAAAAAGGTTCTGTGTCTGATAGGTTTGCGTGATGGGTATTTGATCACGACAGAGAATAGGATATACAGTATAATCGCCCAGCGGAAGCATATTGCCACTGCCGCTGAAATTTACCCTTAGTTGCGAGACATTAACCGTGTCGTTCGTCACAACAAGTTTTACAACTCCGTTTTGGGTGAACACTACACCGAAATAGAGTCCGTTTGGAAAGGCACTTGCAGAAAAATCACCCAAGGACAGATAATCTGCGTTTGCCACGTCATTCATCTGCATCAGTGCAGAAGCCGTGAAATGTCCGTCCTGGATAATCTGCTCCGTGACGTAGAATCTTGCGAGTGGCGGTGGTGCCTTATGGTTATAGCCTGCAAAATCAGTCAGTCTATACGGCTGAATAGAACCACCTGTCGGACGCTGATAGACCCATCCGTTCATAGGGTCAGATCCTTCGTAATATGAAAGCAGTGTGCCCTGCGTCGATGCGGGACCTAACAGCGTCGCAGTCTTTACCTCTATACCACCAACCTGAAAACTACCGCTACCTTTCCACCATGTCGCTGAGTTCAACCATCGGTTGTTCGTGAAGTCCCACTGGCCTGTCACCGTGTCGATGAGATTTTTCTGGACTGGTTTGTACTTCGCCCACACGTTAATTGCTGAATGTTTGCACAGCGTGCCTAAATCAGGACTCGAAGAGCCGAGGGCACGCTGCACGTCGTAGATGCTGACGGGGGCAGTGATTTTTTCGTTAGAGTATGGCATTATTATTCCTTTTTAGTCAATTCTTCTCCTAATTCCTCAATCTGGGCGAATGTCCAGTCGTTAGAGAGTGCGAGGCGGTCGAAGGCATCGGGCGTGAGGATGGCGGTCAAGATGGTGGTCTCTTCTTGTGCGAGGTCGTCAACGGCCTTGTTTACGAACTCCACCATCTGTTGCTGCTCCATACCCTCTTCGCGTGCCTTCGCCACAGCGTCGTTCACAGCGTCGGTCAGTTCCTTTGCCACGCCTTTCATCTGTCTGAGCAGACGGATAAGCATAATCTTCTCGTCGTTGGTCATCTGCTTCATCGAAGCGATAGCCAGGAAGTTGTACACTTCGGTAATTCTTTTCTTTGTCATAGTTCCTTGAGTTTAATATGTGTAAATTGTCTTTGCGGTCGAGCCATCGTAGAACTTCAACGTTGAACCGTCGAGGTATATGTAGCGGCTGCTGTCGAGATAGATGTAGCCACCGTCGAGATAGATGTTGCCTTCTTCGGTATAGATATTTCCGCTTTCTGTGCGGATATTGTTGGAGCCCATGTACAACGCAGAATTAAAGCAAATTCGGGGAGCATCAACATATAGACGATTATTACTGTCGCAATATAAACTTGTGTATGATGAGCCGATATTTAATGTACCTGTCACCCTTAGATTGCCGATGCTGCCGCCGCTGCCGCCGCTCATTCCGAGGGCACTCACGCCTCCTGTGGCGTACAGGTTCGCAGCCGTGCCGTCGGCTTTCTGTACCTTCAGCGCGTTGTTAGTGGAATCCCATGAGAGCACCACGCCCGATGAACCTCCGATGCGGAGTCCTGAGCTGTTTATCTGTACGGCCTCGTTGCTGCTCACATTGAAGGTGTGCGAGCCGGCTCTATATGTCAGCTGGTCGTCGGAAAGCTCTGCGAGATAGGCAAAGTCACCGTCACCGAAGCGAAGATAGCTGCCGTAGTTGTCTGAGCCAGGGCGCAGACGGAGGTTGCCGAACTGTGGCGAGGTGTTATTGTTGGATGAGTTGCTTACAGCCACGTCAGCCCAATACATCGTTGGCAGTTGTGAGAATGCCACCGAGCCTGTCAGTTCGCTGAAGGCGTAGAATGGCTTAGTCGATGCCTTTGCCCATGCGGGCACTGTCGGGTCGGTCTCTGTGAATGATGTCAGCGGAGTGATGCTGTTGCCTCCGAGATATATCGTGCCGCTGCTGATGTATGCGTCCGTTATGCCGTAGCCACCGAGGGTCGTCGGGTGGCTTGTCAGTTCGCTGAAGGTGTAGGATGGCTTCGTTGATGCCAATGCCCAGGATGAGAAGTCGCTTATGAATGCTATCTTTTCCCACGGTGTCCATCCTCCAGTGGCCAAATTGTCGCGATGGCTGCGATAGTAAAGATGACCCGTCTTATAACTACCGCACCACTCTGCCAACAGTTGACCGCCACCGTTACCCAATATATTGAGGATATTACCGTAATTGCAAGGGATGTCGGCGGGCGACGCTCCAGTGCGATATACACCTGTCATATAGAAACCACTGCTTGCCCCGAACATTGTGCCAGCAAAAAGAGATGACGGTGTTGTCTCGCTGCTGGCTGCTTCGTAGTTGTTTCCAAGGTAGGCAATGGTAGGAGCCTGCACCGTGCGGGTTGTGGTGCCTATGGTGGCAGAAATATTCAGGCTGCTGGCGGTAAAGGCCGAGAAGCTGCTGCTGGTAAGGTACTTCGCGTCGGCCTCGGTCTTGGTATATGCGTCCGTGATGCCGTAGCCGCTGAGGGTGGTTGGTTTGCCAGTGATAGATGACCAGGGGAGTGATGTCAGGCCCTCGTCGTTGCCGTTGTACCATTTGTGGGTAGTACCATTGTACTTCAGTACCTGTCCGTCGGATGGGGTGCCGGAGAACTCTACATCCAAGAGGTCGCCCAGCGTTGTTGCCCCGCCACCACCGCCACCGCCAGAGCCTTGGCCGAGGGCGGAGATATATTGTTCCGTCCAGAAACCGAACATCGCCTTGATATTCGAGATGGTCGATTCCGTATCGTTAGGCACGATTTCCACGTCGGGGTCGCCCTCTGTCTCTGCGGGGCCGTAAGCCTTGAAGAGAGAAGAGAAGAAATCAATGCTCAGATAGTTCTGGTTGACCCATACCTGTGTGGCGAGGCCTGCAAGGTCCCCGCTGCTGATACCACCGCCAGAGACAGAACCGCCACCGGCTCCGTCGATCATTCGTTGTATTCCTTCGCGTGATAATGTCTTCATCGTCGTTACATCTGTAAAAGGGTGAGTATTGTCTTATCGTCGCGCCAGTCGTGGCTGATGGCGACAGGGTGGAAGGTAGCGTCGTCGAGGGTCGCCATGTTGCGAGGCGATATCGAGGCGATGGCCTGTGCGTTGCTATCGAGTGAGCCCGTCACCATTCGCTTTGCTGTGGCGTAGTAAGCTGCCACACGGTCGCAGAGGTGCTGCTCTGGGTATTTCTGCACCGAGCCGTAGTACATCTTCCCGAAGTAACCGCCGCTGGCAGTCATCAGCAGACCGTAGCCGTATTCGGCATTGTTGTCGGTTGCGAAGATGCAGTCGGCATTCCATTTGTCGAGGTTACCGTTGCTATTCACGGCTGAGTATCTGATGGTGCTCTTGCGCTTGTCGGCCATCGTGCGGGCACGTCCTGAATCTGTTATCGAGGTGGGCAGTTCTGTCTTTTCGCGTGAGAACTCAACGCTGAACTTGCCGAGTTCAAACTCACCGAATCCGAAGTCCTCGGAACATCCGTAGAACTCAATAAACAGATATCCGTAGAGGTTATCTGCAACGGGTATGGCTGGGAATGACTTCCATCCGTTGATAGTAATAATCAGCGGACCCATCTGTGCCCCAAGGTGCTGACGGAAACTCGGTATCACACCACCATTCTCGGCTGCGGTCTTCCATCCGCTATTGACGGTATATTCACCCAGACCTACATAACAATAGAACCACTTGGCAGAGGCGCGGTCCATGCCGATACCAAGCTGCATCTTAACATTGTCGAGCGAGTTAGGGCTGAGTGCTTCGGCTTCGTGGAAGCATTGACAGTTCATCTTGATTGAACCGCCTCCGTAGGATCGTGGCACCTTGGTTTGCATCTTGTTGATTACGGTGCTACCCTCGTAGCCGGTGAAACAAATCAGGTCGGTTTCTGTGCTGTCGGTCTGGTCTTGGGTAGAGTATATCTGTCTGCGGCAGAACTTACCTGTGCCCGTGAGCGTCGGACAGTCGAATGAGTTGATGTATGGCGTAGTGAAATATCCTACGAGGTCTTCGCCACCGCTCACCCAGGTATAGCCGCCATCCTCCATTGTCTTCTCCACCTCATAAGGCGCAAACTCCACCACCTCTTTCTGTGAGTTGGTGTCGGCTTTCACCTCTGCCTTGCCGGGACCGAGGATAACGGTGTCGTCGTTGTCGGTATCCACGAAGCTGTCAGGGATGCTGACGGTGGTGTACATGCTCGAAAGCGTAGAGCCGGATATGCTTGCCAGCGCACTCTCCGAGGCGAAGCGTATGCCGGTGGTCTGGGTGGTGTCGTCGGCACAAGTGAAGATGATGTCCCGATGGTATGTCCTGACTGTATAGCCCCAGAACCGGCAGAAGTCTTCGAGTATCTGATAGAGGGTGTAATTTGCAGCCGAGTTGCCTTCTTCATCGGTGGTCAGGAAGTTGCTCCAGTCAATCTTTGCTCCGAGAATCGTCTGCGCACGGCTGGCGCACTGAAACACGAACTCACCATTGGCCAGGGCATTGCCCGACAGCGTGGCCACGTTGCCGAAGATATATCCGAGCAGCGAGCCGAAGTTGAGTATCATCTGGAGGTTCTGCGGTACTACGGTGGGGATATCGACACCGTTGAGGGCTGATAGCACGCAATGCACGGGGAACTCTCGCTCCTGGGGATTGCCGTACAATGTGCCGCTGAAATTCTGTGACTGCATGAAGCCCTGCCAAACGATGGTAGAGCCAGCCGCGAGAGTCACAGGACGCGAGGTGTTAGTCTGTGGGATAAGGTCTTTGTAGTCGAAAGCGTTGCCGTTGGCATCGAGGCCATCGTCTACGATACGGATATATCCCGACTGTGTGCGGATAGGTGTGAACTGATCGTCGCTGTCGTCCTCCTGAGTAACGAATGGCTGTGCGCCACCTTTGAGGGGTACGGCCGTCCCCGTGCCGCCACCGATGTTCAATGTGTACACGGTGCCAGCACGGAGCGACTTGAAGGTTATGGAGTAGTTCTTTGCCATAATTTCTCTTTATATATAGCGGAGATATTATGGCCTGGGGTTTACTTATGTATTCGTATTCTTCAATGCGCCCGTACCTTTCAGCGCGAAAGAACCGACGGAGAGGTTGCCCTGCTGGTACGACTGTTTGCACTGGGTACATATCGCGTCGCCATAGAGAGCGTATGTGCCTGTGCGCCCTTTGATGCAGATGCGGTATGTCTGCCGCACCTTCAGCAAGTCTTCGATGTTCGACTTCTCGTTTTGTAGCACGAGGTAACTGACGTTGATGCCCCATTCCTCGCGGCCCGCGACATACTCCTTGAAGTCCTGCTGCGTGGCACTGGCTTTCTCTATCACGTCACACTGATTCTGTATATCGTGGCTCTTCACGGCGGCGAAAGCCACAAAATCGCCATTCACCATCTTGCCTATTATAATTGAGTTTCCGTTCGTTGCCATATCTTATGTCTGTTTAATGTTACTTAAAGAATGCCAGTTCGCCTTTACCCGTGCGTCTGCCCCAGCGGTCAGCCACCAGAGCGATGTCCTCGCCTCTGAGCACTCCTACGATGCGCCCGTTGCCGCCACCATCCTGAAGCTGACTTGCGAGTGCTCCCGTCTGAGCGCGATTCAATACGACCTCGCCCGCATTGAGCATGGCGGGAATCTGGTCGCCAGAATATGTGTTACCCGCTACGACACCACCGGCAGCATGAACCACACCACCACGAGAAAAGAACGGAATGGCGGATGTTGTGGCCTGCACTTCATTCAGTGCCTCGATAACGAGCAGAATGGATGTGATGCCCTGTACGATAGACATAATGCCCTGAATACCGCCGAGCACATCCCTAAGTCCTTGTGGAAGTTCGATACCAAGCTGTTCGATGCCTGACGCGATATTGTTAACACCACCCATTATCTCACCACCTTTGCTTAATGTTTTCTGAAATTCTTTCAGCGCAGAGGTTTCGTCATTCTTTCTTGTGTCTTTTCCTTTGCCCGATATACCCTCGGCCTCATTGAGACGTTCGAGTGCTTTCGTGAGATCACCCATAGAATCCGTGGTGTCGTGAGTGCTATCATACAACATTTTAAACAACTCCGATGGTTGCACCTCTGCCTTGAAACTATCAGCCGCAAGCGCTGAGCGATTGGATGCGTTCTGCCATCCTCTCAGAATTGCATCTGCGATATTCGTACCGCTACCGCCAGACGAACCACTCTTGCCACCACCACCTGAGCCTTGCAGAGCGTAGCGGTTGCCCTTAAACTCTTCGCGGGCTGATGATGTTCCCTCTTGAACGGCTTGGGCATAGGCAGCGATACCCTTCTGTATGCGGGTTTCGCCTTCGGTGATGGCTTGCGCCAGTGCATATTGCTTCTGCTGTTCCTTGGTTAGCAGATTGATATCGAATACATTCTGGTATTTATTGACAGTACCGCCGTAACCATCATCAACGGAAGTAACAACGGTACGTGTGCCTCTCTTTTGCAGAAGGTCACGATTATAGCGGTATTTGTCAAACTCCGACTGACCATTCTTCATAATCCTGTCAATCGCATAGTTGATGGTGGCATCATTGATACGAGCACCACCAACACTATTCACTCCGCTACGGATTACCTCAAACGCTGACTTTGTGCCAGCGGCTTTGCCAGCATTGATGGACTGCTTTTGAAGTTCTGCGAGTCTTGCGGTAGCAGCTTTCAGTTGAGCGTCAACATTTTCGCCTTGCTGTTTAGCGAGTCGCAGTTGTGCTATCTGTTGCTGAACAATGGCAATGGCAGCTGCATTATTACTCTTTATTGATCCGAGCCTGTCGAATACATCGTATAGGTCGCGGCCTCCCTGAATAGCTTTCGATAGGTTATCGAAGAAGTTACTCCAGTTGCCATTGTTAAGAGTGTCAAGGAATACATTATAGGCACCCTCCGCGCCTTTAACGGTACGTCCCCACTCGTCGATGTTTGACTCTGACTGGAAGAACGCATCCTTGGCCACCTTTAAGGCTGTAGTAGCGACACCCGCCACGCTTCCGAACTTGGTGAGCTGTGTGATGTTCAATCCCAATTTGTCTGCAAAGCTATCGAGCGCACCCGTCAGACCGCCACCGCCATTTATCGACTTGTTGATATCGTCGAGTTCTGTCTTGCTGTCCTGGATGCGTCCTTTCAACTGATCGAGCGATTGAGAGAGGGCTTTTCCAAACTCACCTTTCTTTTCTTCGTCGGTCATTTTGTTGTATCGCACAGACCATTCGGTGAATGCCTTGGTCATTTCAGCCAGTTGGCCGCGTGCGGAAGTGGCAGAGGTTTCCATCTTGCCAAGTGAGCGTGCAAATTCGACGACACCATCATCGACGTACTGCAACGTGCCACCTGCCTTTCGGCATCCGTCTGCATACCGGGTCAACTGTTCCGACGCCTGCTTCAGTTTGTTGTTATATTCTGCGGAATCGACGCGTAAGCGAAGTATTGAATCTGCCATAAAAAAATGCGATTAATGTAACTATACACTAATCTCGCATTTTGTCGTTTAGGGTTTACTTTATATGTAAGCCCACCGATAGTTATTCTTTGGTGTGTGTGTACCACGGCACCATTCGCATAGGCTGACGTAATTATAACCTGTCACTTTTGCCGCTTCCTTCGCACTGCCGTAGGTAGCAATGAGATTACCCGCTAAATCATACTGCGCAACCTTTCTCCAATTACTTTCGGCAGTTCTTTGTATAGCCGTGCCATATCTTCGATTATAAAGTTCTGTACACCATTCCAGATTGTCAGCCTTATTGTTTGATTTGTCCTCGTCTTTGTGATTCACGACATAGCCACGCTTATAACCTTCACAAAAATGGAGAGCAACCAGTCTGTGTGCTGTATATTCATACCTTTTCGATTCTTTATAAAGAATGACGTGATAATACCCAGAATGCGCTTTGTTAAGGTATAATAATTTAGGACGTACAAAAATAACCGCTGACGATCCACTTCTTACTATAGTGTTTTTATATTTATAGACAGAACGGAACCGCCCCATATTACTAACCTCATACAATCCTTCAAAGTTCTTGATAGGTTTCCATTGTTCGCCAGGTAGGTCTTCCATCCATTTGAACGAGAGATTGTCTGCTCTGTCGTTTGTAATATCTCCGTCGATATGGGTTACTTGCATTCCATCTTCGTAACCATTACAGAAATGAGCGGCCACAAGCTCGCATAGTGGGATAACTTTTCTTTTATTGTCTTTAATCAGTGCTACGGAATAACCATAATTATTAAAGATAAGGCTTTTTATAGAACCTTTGCGTGTTCTGATATTTGCAACGTTCCCGTTTGGATATGGGCGCGTTATCCATGTGTCAGAATAACGCACCCTTCCCATATTGCTGACCTGATAAAGACCTTCGAAACCTTTGATGTCTTTCCAAATCTCTTCCATAGTCGGTTACATTTGGGTGTCGTACTCGAAGAATGTCTCACGCACAAGTTTGATGGCTGGGTCGTCGTAGTGCTTGTCGCCAATAGTCCACATCAGTTGTCGTGTGCCTTCGATGAATCGTGACAACTCTTCAAGAGTGCTGTGCATCGTCTTTGCTCCGCACGGCAGGATCATGTTGTCTGTGTCGCCTGGGTCAAGTGTGCTGTTGTGGTCAATCAGTTGTAGGGCAAGCCCTGCGAATGTCTGCGCCACTACGCGCATGTTGTCCTTCAACGACTCGCTTGTCACTTCTCCGTAGATGGGGATTAGCGGCTCTAATGCACGGGCGATGTCTTCGGCTTCACGCTTTACGAACTCGGTTAACAGCAGATGGGCAGCGTTGCGCTCCTTCATCTTCTTCTCAAATGATTTGTTACACATAATAGTTTGAACATTAAAAATTAAAAATGGCAGCACTACGCGCTGTTCAGGCTCTATGTGTGCGAAGCCTTGGCGGTGTTTCCACTACGCCACGCGGTTGCTGCCAGTATTTCCTTACCTATGGGGCAAAAAAAATTGCCGCTTGGTTAAGCGACATCTTCTGCCGCACACATATTTGAACGGTGCAAAGATAAGCGATTTCCCGCAAAGTTGCAAGAAATCGCCTAATCTTTTAAGAGAGTTTAAGAAATTATCCCTCCAGTTCGGGCTGGGTGTCGCCACCTTCGCCGCCTTCACCGTTGCCGTTCTCGGGCTCCTGGGTGTTGTTTTTGTCATCGTCCTTGGCGGTAGCCCAGCCAAGCTGTGCGCCTGCGATGGCTTCGGCTATCTCCTGCGACGGGCGATAGTTGCAATGAGGTGTGAGGTCGGTCAGCGCAAGGTCTTCCTCTTTCTCCACCCACTTACCTGATACCGATGGATAGAGTTTGCCCAAAGGCCCCAAGTCGATGATCTTGCCGTTCTTCAGCTGTCGGGCGGCTGCTTTGAGCATCAGTCCGGCACAGGCCACGATTTCCTCCTGTGCATAGGTGGTGTTCATGCCTGCAATCTCGCAGATGTCGTCAAACGACTCAGTGCCGTTGGTGAGTACACGGGCTACGAAACCCGGTTGTTTTGTTTTCGGGTGCTTGAAAGCGATTTTCTTAATCTTCAAAGTTAGTTTTGCCATATCGTTAAATTTTAGGGGTTAAAAATTTCAATCGGTTGAATTTCCGAAGTCAAGCGGTTGAATTGCGAAAGTCAAGCGGTTGACTTCTTATTCAGCATCGCTTCGAGTTCGGTGTCTATCAGCGTGGCGAGGTTGTCGGCTGCTTGTGACAGGGCTCGCTCACCAGCACCACGGAAGAAGTTGCGCGGAGCGATAGAACCACGGTTGCCTGACAGCCTACCGCCTCGTGTGCCCGCCATGCGGTCTCCTGTTCCGCTATTGATGAAGCGAAGAATCCATTGGCGGTCGTGAGGCCCATAGTGCATCACTGTATTAGTGCGCTCGCCTCGCGGCACTCGGTTGCCGCCTCGCTGGTGTGGCTGAAGTTTCCGTGGCGGTTCATAGGTGGTAGGTTTGCCAGCCTTTTTCCTCATGTTCAGGATATTGATATTGCCACCAAGTATCTTCTTATAGACAGCTGTGCGGATGCCATGCGCTGCACCTCGTGGATCGCTGTCCATTGCACCGCGAGCTGCCGACACCAATTCTGGCCTAACCTCCATCAGAGCTTTGCGGATGAGTTTCTGCAAGGCCTTCTGGGTCTTGGGATTCGTGGAGAGTGCCTGTTCCAACACCTGCTGCTGCTCCAGTACTACTGCATCATTGACTTCGAGTGATACCATATATCTATCGCGGATATTGCGGTTTATAGTTTACCAAAGAAAAAAACTGCCCGCGATTCACATCGCAGGCAGGGAAGAATCATTTAAATAACAATATTAATATATGAACAAATATATACCTTCAGAATTTGATTGTCGCCATGTCGTTCTGTAGCTCGCGCACTTCTTCCTGAGAGATCGGCATTGTCGGGGATTTTTCCCAAGGGAAGGTAATCCATTTCTCGACTGTCGGCACGGGGTCTTTGCTTCCCATACAATAGTGGGCGTTGTAAGCCACGAGTCGCGCCTGTTCCCATCCTGCATGATGTCGGGCGTGGTAGCCTCGGATGATGCTCTTCACCTCCCACCACTTGATGTCGTGAAGGAACTCACGACGGGGGAATCCTATCTCGCCCACGAACATCTGATAGATTTCGTGAGCGGATGTCAGTTTTTTGGCTTATCCTCGCTTTCGGTCTCTTCGGCTGGCGGTTCGGGATTGTTCTTTTTCTCGATTTCGGGAATCTTAAAGAACTCGGCAGCGAGTGAGTCGATGACGGCATAGGCAGCGATTATCTGCTGCACCTCGGCCATCGAGCGGTTGCCGGTGATATCCTTCACTTCGAGCTGGGTGTTCTCGTCGGCAGCAGTCACGGCTGCGATGATGAGCGCGATACGATTCTTCAGCGTCGTAAGGTTCTCAGTAAAAAACGACTTGCCGCTGGTCACCTCCTCGAAGTTCATGATGGTCTGCATGTCGAAGACGACGGGGTACTGCTTGCCGTTGATAGTGATTTCTTTCTTGGTCATAGTTCGTTGCGGGCTTTCGCCCTAAATAATAATTAATAAATAATAAATAACAAACAAAAAACCCGCCCGTCGTATGCGATGGGAAGAAAGCATAGTGGCGGACGGGATATGAAGAGAGACGGGTTTCAGCATTTTTATGCGCCTACGGTGTACGGGCCATAGCCATTCAGCTGAGTGGTATAGTCGGCAGTTCCGAGAGGGCCGTTGATAGTCAGCTGGGAGACGATCACGCTACCGCTGAGGATGATTGCACCAAGGGTACGGTTGTTTGCCCCGCTGGTGTTGGCCACAAGACACTTAACGGGATTGCCCGCCTCCTTGATAGCCTCAATCTCAGCGAGTCCCTGAGCCTGAACAGACGAAGTGATATTGTCACCACTGCGCACGAGTGCGCCTGATGAGATATCCCATGCCAGTTCGGTGGCCTCCTGTACAATCCAATTCCCGTCGGTATCTTTGGACGTTGCATCCTCAAGCGTAAGGCTGCAATGGATAGACAAAGTGCGAGCACCGGCCACAACACGACTTGGAGTGGCTGTGTTGTCGCTACCGAGGAACAGACGAACGTTCTCGCCCTTGGTGAAAGCACCTGTGGTGATGGTCTCAACCGTAGGTGTAGTATCGAGAACCTCAATCGCTCCCGTTGAGGAGAATTGGAGAGATTTCGTGCTATTCGTTCTGTTATCAAACTGGAAGGTACAGTCGTTCAGGAAGAACTGACCTCTGCGTGCGAAGGTTGCACCAAGGGCAGTCTGATTGTCGGTGGTGCTTGTCTCATCCCATATCAGCGTGAATGGCGTGAGCGACTTGATGGCTGTCAGCATAGCACCGACATCCGCAACACTCAGCGACTCGACACTGATATTACAACTCTGACTTACAACGGTGGGCAACTGGGCAATACCCACGATGTCCTTATGGTTCGCATTCTCGGTATTGCTTTGATGCGTAACGGTACAGCTGGTGGCCATACCCACTACCTTATACTTCGACGCGGTGGTATCGTAAGTCAGGATTCGAAAGTTTTTACCTTTTAATGTTGCCATATCGTTTCTTAATCTTTAGTGGTTAAATCGATTCGCAGGGAGTAGAGACCCGTTTCGGGATGACGGCCAACGGCTCCGGCTCCATAGTGGCATTCGGCAGGTATGTTGTCAACCATTTCGGCCAATTCCTCCCGCGTGTTAGCGGTCAGCGTGACGGTGCCGTTAAGCAACAGCTCAGCCACGTATGCGGGCTGGTTCTGCTCCTGATTCTGCTCGTCGATAGTCTTTTCTTTAGTCTTGTTCATTGTCAATGTCTGTTTCAGATGGTACGGTACATTGATAAGAGAGCTGCTGATAGTAGCAGGGTTTCATCCAGTCCCAGGCTATGCCGTTGCTCGAAAGCGAGTCAAGTTCCGGGATGCAGCCGTCGGTCGCAGACATTAAGATAATATAATTTTCGACGGCACGACGAACCATGCGTATCAGACGCTTCACCTCCTTTGGGGAATCAGCAGCCACATCGACAGTCGCCTGTACACGGTCTTCACCCGACTCCCATACGCAATCCTTCGTGCCGACTTGGTTCTGAAAACCGTCGTCGGTCACGATGATGTTAGGCAGAGGGGTATTGTCCGCTTCGGCTGGCGGTACCTCGAAACAGGTCGAGACCACACGGGAGCCGATGGCTTCCATGAGGGCTGTATCTGCACAGATAGCGTCGTAGATTATCTCATCAACTGATTTCATGTTGCTGCTTTAGTTTAAGGGAAACCATCGGGCAGTCAGCCTTTGCCGGTGCATCGGAGCCGCCCGATGGTCTGAGAAACTATGTTTCCAGAAAGAGGGTGCGAGAGAGTTTACGCGCTGGGGTTCACGACCTTCAGCAGAGCGAATGCCTGCGGAGTGCCGTTTGCGCCGTTGACCTTGCCAGAGAGCTCGGTGATACTGATCTCGGTAGAGAAGACGATGACCGTCTTGTTCTGCTTGGCCACCTGAGCACTTGTCGCGTCAACGGTCTGACGAACGAGGCCGTGCTGCTGGATGGGCAGGTACTGGAACAGACCGATGCCGATGTACTCGTCGGTGTCCTTCACGTACTCCTGTTCGCCGTTCAACGTGTAGTTGATGTGCTTGGTGGAGACGTAGGGGTGACCGCAGAGCAGGCCGTCCTCGATGATGGGGTGAGCAGCCACGCCGTTGCCCTCGTAGGTGTGCTTCAGCTTGGCCTCCATCTTCGGAGAGATGACTACGCAGCCCTCGTCGTCGAAGCCGAGTTCAGCGATGTCGGCAAACTTCTCGTCGATCTGAGCACCGATGGTGTTGTCGAGAGTGATGGTACCAGGAGTAACCAGCGAGAAGGCTCCCTTGTTACCGTTCCAGTCAGCATGAGAGTAGTTCTTCTTGGCGAAGTAGATAGCCCAAGCCTTCTGAATCTTGTAGAGCACGAATGCCACGAGGTCGAAGGCGGCGTTGTCGATGGCCTTGTTGCTTACGGCCACAGAGAGAGACACACGGCGGCTCTGCACCTTGATGTTGTCGAAGTCCAGTGCCTGGTCGTTGATGGCTTCGATTTCGCCTACCTCCTCCATCTCAACGTCGTTGATGCTGTAGGGATAGAGCTCGTCGCCCTCAACGCCGGTGACGAACGACTGACCGACGGGACGTCCCAGACCGTTGACCTTGGTGTCGATGATGTCCTCAATGTAGAGGTTGATGGCACCAGACTCAGTGATACTTGAACCGTCGGGGGTTGACTTCGGAGCCAGGGTGGTGGTGGCATCCTCGCGCTTCTGGCGAACGCCCTGCAAGTACTCACGGTACTGCTTGTTGCGGTCCACCTGCTCACGGATTTCGGCAATGGCTGCCTCGTCCTTCGAGAGCAGAATCTCGCGGCGGTTGTCTTCCAACTCTGAGGTCAGTTCAGCCATTTCGCGCTTCTCTTCCTCGGTGTACTCCTCACGGCGCTCCTTCTCCATCTTGGTGTAGATTTCGCGCATACGGGCCTGAATCTCACGGTTGCGAGCGGCCTTCTTCATAACTTCTTTCTTTGTCATGATCGTTACTTTTTATTGGTTAAACATTAAAAATCAAAATCTTCTGTTTCGAGGTCAAGCAGGTTCAGACGCATCCGCATCACGGCCTTGGCCTCGCGTGCCTTGCGCTCCAGTTGCTCGGCTTCGCGCTCTTCCTGTTCGCGCTTTGCCTTTGCCTCTTCCTCGGCTTTCTTTGCAGCGGCTTCCTCTTCGGCCTTGCGCTTTGCCTCGTCATCATCGCCACACTCGCGGAGGTGTTCGTTCAGGAACTCGTCGATGGCTTCGCGGGCTTCGATGGTGGTCTGTTCGTAGGCTGGGTGTCCTGCAATGGTAACGTCGTACAAGCCAGTCACCTTCTTCACATGACGCAGCCAAATGACCTTGCCAGTGGCACTGCGCTCGCTGGTCTTCTCATAGGTAACACCGTTCACGTTGTCTTCCTCGTCGGCTGTGAATGCGAATGACATACCGCTGATGTCGCCTCTCTCGATACCGCTCAGCAACTCGTCGGCAATAGAAGTCTCGGCCAGGGTGCAGCGAATCTTCAAGCCGCGCTGGTCAAGTTCAAGGGTCAATGTGCCTTTGCCCATACGCCAGCGTCCGAGGATCATCTGGTTATTGTGGAAGGCTGTCAGCACCACATCTGAGCGACTGAGCAGGTCTTGTGTAATGCTACCCGGCTCCATAATCTCATAAACCTCGCGGTCACTTGACCACGGTGTGAGATTGACGCTCCTCACACCGAACACGACGGCATAGCCCTCGACGGTGCGGCTCTTCTGTCCGTCCTCGGCCTCACGAACATGGAGGTCGGCGACTTGCATGGTGATTTCGCGTTTCAACTTTTTATCCATATCTCAATTCTTGAAAATGTTATCTACTATGCGGGCGTTTTATCGTCCGGGGTTTACTGCGCGTCGGATGTGCTTCTCGCGCTGCTTTCTCGCTTGTCGGATTTCGCGCTCCAGAGCGTCGATTTCCTCTTTTGTCGGGTTTGGTGTCATACTTTGCTATATTTTATCGCTTTGGTTTACTATACTCAACCGCTTGGGTTTTATATATTAAACCGCAGCGGTTTGCTATACTAACTTCATGCGGTTTCATCACCCTCTTTTGTCGGTTCTCCCACGGTGTAGTTGCCGGGCTTCAGCTGGGTGCTTGCGTCGGCTTTTGCCAGCAGAGCCTTCAGCGTCATCAGGTTGGCACTTGCCATTGGCTCGTCGCCGTTCTCCACGGCTGGCATGTCGTGTTCGGCACGCACCTCGTTAATGGTCTTCGCACCCGTCTGGAGGTTCAGCATATCCACCTTCGCCTGCGTCTCCTTATCCATGCGCAGCAGGGGCTGTTCGCACAGGTGGAAGCGGTGCTGACCATAGTCGTAGATGCTCAGGAACTTGCGGAAGCATTCGGCCTCCATCTCGGCTCCGTCGGGCGCAATCGTTCGGCTCAGATACTCCATCGTGGCGTTGGTGTAGGTGGTGTAGTGCGAGTTGGTATCCATCATCAGCAGCGGGCGCGGGGTGGCGAAAAACCTGCTAACGTCGTCCTGAGAAATGCCCAAAATTTCTATCATCTGCATATCTTGGGCACTGATGCTCAGGTTCTGGAATGATTCCATCCCGTGCATCGAAACGATGTCGTCACCTGAATAGAACTTGCGCTGCATCTCCTTGGCCGTGTTGTTCACCTGTTCGGGGTTCAGCAGTCCGAAGGCCAGTGTGCCTTGTCCCTGCGTCGGTTGTTTCTCCGAGATGATACCCTTGATGCGTCCACCCTTCGCTGCCGTTTCGAGTGCCAACTGGCTTTCGGTCTTGATCAGACTCAGCGTGTCGAGGGCAAACTTCAGCGTGGAGATGCCCCAGAAGCCGTTGCGCTCGCGGTAGGTGTTCGGGAAATGCAGCACGTCGCTCATCGGCACAATGCGGTTCTTAATCAGTCCGCGCTCACCCATGTAGGTGATGGTGTAGGTGTTCGTGCCGAGGTTGTAACCGCCGCACTCTGCCAGCCACAGGCGCACCGGATCGTCCAGTTCGTTGCGCTCGATGTAGATGAAGCCGTTGCCCAGCATCAGACGGTTCACCGTCACTTGCTCCCACATCGACTGCGCCGACATCATGGGATTGGGCTCCACCTGCAACAGATAATTCAGCCTTGTGCCGAAGCTGACCTGATTCATGCGTGGCTTCGTCACGTCCATCACGAAGTTGCCGCCCTCACGGTCGCGCACCTGGTATTGCATCTGCATCTGCCCGATGGTCTTCGCCCTCAGTTCCACGGCACGATAGACCGCCGAGACGGTCAACGCCACTCGCGGA